GGCCGGCCTTCGGTGTCCTCGGTGAGGGCACCGTGGGTCGAGCACGTTCCGGACGAGAAGCGCACGCTGAAGTGCACGGTGTGCGGGCAGAAGCGCAAGGTCGAGATGCCGGGGAAGCCTGCGCCCGGGATCGAGGAACTCCGCTGGATCGCGGAGTACAACCGGCAGGTGGACGAGATGCTCGAGGACCACGAGTCCTGCGGGTGTCCGAAGGGGGAGGAATGAGGGCGAACGAGTACAGGCTGATGGAGGAGGCCGTCGAGGCCGGCGTGAACCGCTGCCCTCGGTGGTTGAGCAAGCGGGGCCAGGACGCCGCCGCGGTGGCCCTGGAGATCCAGCCGGTGAAGGACGTGATCGTGGAGATGGTGATGAACGAGATCTCCGAGCGGTGGCACTTCGAGGGGGGGGACTGCGAGTGAGCCTCCTGACCCAGGACGAGGCGCAGGCCGCCCGCCGCTCGCGGTGGCTGGCCGAGCGCAAGAAGGTCGTGACCTCGACGGACAGCCCCATCCTCTTCGGCGTGGGGTACATGGGCTCCAGCGTGGCGAAGCTCTGGGGCCAGAAGACGGGGCGCCTCCCGGAGGACGAGGTGTCCTACCTGATGCGGAGGGGTAAGCTCTTCGAGCCCATCCTCATCCAGCTCTACGAGGAGGAGACCGGGCGCAAGGTGGTGCGCGCGTCCGGCGAGCAGCTTCAGGTCAGCGAGCGGTACCCCTGGCTCGGGTGCTCGCTCGACGCCGTGGACGACGAGGGCGTGTACATCGAGCTGAAGCACACGACTCACAAGTTCCGCAACGTCGAGGAGATCCCGCTCCGGTGGCAGATCCAGATCCAGCACCAGATGGTGGTGATGGGGGTCGACCGCATGAAGCTGGTGATGGACCAGCCCTTCGAGATGGTGGTCATCGAGGTGCCGCGCAACGAGAGCTTCATCGAGACGCGGCTGCTGCCCGAGACGGAGGCCTTCTGGCACTCGCTCTCGGGGGACAGGCCGCCGGCGCCGAAGTACGGCGAGGACAACGAGGGCCTGTCGCTGCTGTACCGTGACGCCTTCGAGGCGGGGTCGGTGGTCGACCTCGACTTCGGCCTCGTCGCGGATCTCGACGTGATCCAGCGGTGCAAGCGCGAGGAGAAGGAGATCAAGGCGGTGCGCGACGTGCACGAGGCGAAGCTGAAGTACGCCCTCGGCGAGGCGGAGACGGGGATCTTCCCGGACCAGCCCGAGCTGAAGGTGACATGGAAGAAAACCGCGAAGGGGTTCAGGACCCTTCGCATCACGGGAATGGAGGCGGGCGAGTGACGATCAAGAAGAAGGAGCAGGCCGTGTGCGTGAAGCGGAAGGTGAAGAAGTACACCCTGACGGTGGACTACGAGGTGGAGATCTTCGACGGGAAGAACACCCTCGCCGGCGAGCGCGCGGAGATGGCGAAGGAGGCGCTCCAGGCCACCGAGCCGTTCGACGGGACGGAGATCACGCGGGTCCACGTGGCGCCGCGGAAGGGGGTGTCGGCGTGAACGAGTCCCCCACCCTCTACGTGACGGCGCCGCCGATGCCGCCGCCGGTGGGCAAGCTGGCCGAGGCCCTGGCCCGGTTCCAGGCCAAGGTCAAGACGATCGTGAAGGACAAGCGCGCGAAGATCGAGTCGGCGAAGGGGAAGTACGAGTACACCTACGCCGACCTCGCCTCCGTCATGGAGACGATCCGCGGCCCGCTGTCCGAGGCCGGCCTCGCCATCTCGCAGCCCACCGTCTTCAAGGACGGGGGGCTGTGGCTCCGGACGGTGCTCATCCACTCGAGCGGAGAGTACCTCGAGTCCTTCTACCCGCTGCCCAACAACGCGGGCTCGCCGCAGCAGATGGGCAGCGCCATCACCTACGCCCGCAGGTACACCCTGTCCTCGATCTTGGGGATCGTGACGGAGGGGGCGAAGGCCGCCGGCATCGCCACCCCCGAGGACTTCACGAAGCTCTGCGCCTCGAAGGCGCCGGGCGTCAACCCCCAGAGGCTGACGGTGGAGCAGTACGAGGCCATCCTGCATGACCTCAACCTGAGGGGGATCTGACGTGTTCGCGAAGCGGACCGACGTGAACCAGCAGGACGTGGTTGCGGCGCTCCGCTTCTTCGGCGCCACGGTGGTCATCACCTCGCACGTGGGGAACGGCTTCCCTGACCTGCTGGTGGGCTACCGTGGCGCCACCTTCCTGCTCGAAGTGAAGGACGGCAAGAAGGGGGCCGCCGCGAAGCTGACGCCGGCCCAGGAGAAGTGGATCAGCAACTGGCAAGGGGAGCCGCCGTACCTCGTCCGATCCGCGGCCGAGGCGGTGGCCTTTGTGGCGGGCTTCGTCCCTGAGGGCGAGCCCTGGAAGAAGGGAGGGTCGGATGCGTAGCAACGCGCGCGAGATCGCGATCGGGATCGTCTTCGGCTGGGTGGGCATCCAGCTCATCAGCTTCGCCTTCGGGATCGTGATCAGCCTGCTCGAGTTCTGGATCACCTCCTCGGTGGTGGTGAAGTGAGCACCGAGGCGCCGGTCGTGCCCCCGCAGGACACGAAGCCGGTGCCGGACAACAACCCCTACGCCTTCGACTCGATCGTGGGGGTGCCGGCCCGGACCGCACGGCAGATCAGGCAGAGGGCCACGAAGTTCCTCGCCGACCCGGAGTCCTTCCGTTCCTACGCGCAGCGCGCGGCCGTCACGCACGCGCTCATCATGGACTGGCAGGCGCGCAACACCCAGGAGCCGGACAAGGCGAAGGTGGCGGCGGAGTCGTTCCTCAAGATCACCAGCCAGCTCCTGGCCAAGGGGAAGAAGTAATGGGCTTCGGTCTCTTCGACGACGAGTCAGGCACGGCCGACACCCGGCTCACTCCCAAGCGCCTCGAGTACCTGAAGGCGTGCGAGGGGAACCCGGCATTCTACTTCTGGGGTGTCGACCCGGAGACCCAGAAGCACGTGGTCAACACGAAGGACGCGCACGACGAGACCTCCCCCATCAAGCCGCTTCCGGACTGGCCGTACCAGAAGTTCCTCGTGAAGGAGTGGATGCGGGAGGACGTGCGGAAGCACATCGTGGACAAGCCTCGGCAGCTCATGGTGTCGTGGTTCCTCGTGCTGTGGATGGACTACAACTCGCTCTTCAAGCCGTACCGACGGTGCCTGCTCAACAAGGCGACGGAGAGCGAGGCGCAGTTCATGCTGCTCGACAGGCTGGGGATCGTGCACCAGTACTGGCCGGAGTGGTTCAAGGCCTGGGCCCAGAGCACCATGACCAAGGCCGACGGCGTGGTGTACGGGCGCACGGGCTCGAGCATCGCGCCGACGGGAGAGAACGTCGACGACCGGGCTGCCCGAGGGGATCAGGCCAGCATCTTCGGCGTCGACGAGGCGGCCCGCCACCCTCGCCTACGCGAGGTGGTGGCCGCGCTGATGCCGATGGCCAAGCAGGTCATCCTCGTCTCCACTCCGGAGGCGGGCACTCCGGGCTCGGCGTACTTCAACGAGATCCTGACGGAGGGGGACAGGGAATGAGGCGGCTGCCGAGCAAGATCGACCTGGGCCTGGAGCTGGTCCACGTGAAGCTGGTCACGAAGGCCAAGATGCGAGACGAGGCCGACTGTGACGACGACGATCCCACGCCCGAGGGGATGTGGGACTACTCCGAGGACACCGTCTACGTGGGGCGGTGGCTGTCGGCGAAGCGGAAGAGGGAGGTCCTCTTCCACGAGCTGGTCCACGCGATGATCGACTACCGGGAGCACGGCTCCCATGAAACGGAGGACTGACGATGACGGATTCGCAACGAATCGTGTGCGAGAAATGTGGCATCGAGTACGGCATCGGCGACTCGCCGTGGTGCCGGGACGCGCACGCTCACGGCGTGTCGAACTGGCACTTCAAGCAGGGGCAGAACGACGCGCGGCGCGAGGCCTTCTACGCGAAGCGGGCGGCTGACCCCTTCGGCCAGGACTGATGCCCGCCCCGAGGATCTACCCGAAGAGCCCCGGCCGGCCCGGGGCCAGCCACCTCGACACGCCAGTCGAGGAGCGCGAGTCGAAGCTGACCGAGCTGCCCGTCCGGTGGGCGGGAGACGACGGCTTCCGCTCGAGGGTCACGCCGAAGAGCCGGTGGAACGTCATCGAGTTCGACTGTTGGGCCGACCCCAGGAAGGACGAGGACTGGGCCAGGGAGATGATCGCCACCATCGGGATGCAGCGGTTCCAGCGTGAGTACCTGAGGAACTGGAGCCTCTCCACCCAGAGCCCGTTCTACCCGGAGTGGACGATGCGAGGTGGCAACTCGACATTCACCCGGCAGTTCACTTCGCTCGGCCCGGGCCCCGTCTTCATGGGCCTGGACTTCGGGTTCCGACACCCGGCCCTGGTGGTGGGACAGACCAACGCGAAGGCCTCCCGGCTCTACGTGCTGCGGGAGTGGATGCCTCGGAACATCGGGGCGGCCGCCTTCCTCGAGGTGGCGGAGTGGCTGGTCGGCGAGCTGCCCGAGGAGATGCTGTCGACGGAGGCGCAGCGCCACGTGCTGGACCTGCGCGAGGACTGCGAGCGGGGGCGGGGGCCCTTCGTGCCCTGGTTCCGCCGGCCGGGCCGGGTGGTCCGGCACTCCGGCGCCGAGGCCCTGAGGACCAGCCAGGAGGTGGCGAACGAGAGCCAGGACCGGCGCATCGTGGACATCTGGGCGAACCGCGGGTACCCCCTCACGCTCCAGGCCCAGAGCGTGAAGGCCGGGGAGCTGGTGCTTCGGCACCTGATGAGGCCGGCCATGAAGAAGGCCGACCCGTACCTGCTGGTGGACGAGAGCTGCAAGCTGATCCTCGAGGCGATGAACGGGGGCTACACGTTCAAGCGTCCGACCCGGGACAACCCGGCGCCGGACGAGCCCGCGAAGGACGGCTACTACGAGCACATCATGGACGCCCTGCGGTACCTCGCCGCCGGGGCTGTCAGCGCGACAGCGATCGACGAGGGCAACGATGATCGGACACCTGAGAGCAGACCCGCTGCGGCCGTAGGCGCGAAGGCGCAGAGACCGGGTGAGTATTCGCGAGACAAGATCGTGGACCCTGACGATGGCACGTACAGCTCGGCCTTCTCGGCCGACGTGACCACCGGAAGGGGCTACTACTCGAGAGGAGAATGACGAGCATGAACGAGTGCACGCTGATCGGCAACGTGGGACGTGACCCGGAGATCCGGTACCAGCAGAACGGCGACCCCATCGCCACCTTCACCCTGGCCACGAGCGAGCGGTGGAAGGGGAAGGACGGGACGCCGCAGGAGAAGACCCAATGGCACCGGTGCGAGGTCTTCGGGAAGACCGCGCAGTTCGTGAGGGACTACGTGAAGAAGGGCACGAAGCTCCTCGTCCGCGGGTCGATCGACTATCAGGAGTGGACCGACAAGGACGGGCAGAAGAAGTACGGCACGAAGATCAAGATCTCCGGGCCGAAGTGCTACGTGGAGTTCAACGGACCGAAGCCGAAGGACGACGACCGCGCGCCGGCCGAGCCCGCCGGCGAGTTCCAGGCCACCGACGACGACGTGCCCTTCTAGGACATGGCCAAGCACCTCGTCATCCCGGACACCCAGGTCAAGCCCGGCGTGAAGACCGACCACCTCGAGTGGATCGGGAACTACTGCGCCGACAAGCACCCGGACGTGATCGTTCAGATCGGCGACTTCGCCGACATGAAGTCGCTCTCGTCCTGGGACAAGGGGAAGAAGTCCGCGGAGAACGCGAGGTACGCCGCAGACGTGGAGGCGGCCCGGGACGCCCTGGGCCGCCTCACTCGTCCCATCCGGGAAGAGGTTCGACGGACGCGGGGGAAGTGGAAGCCCCGCCTCGTCCTCACCCTGGGCAACCACGAGGACCGGATCACCCGGTTCGTGGAGTCGGAGCCCGCGCTCGAGGGCAAGCTGTCGATCAAGGACCTGGGGTACGAGGAGCACGGCTTCGAGGTGTACCCGTTCCTCCGGCCCGTCGTCATCGACGGGATCGCCTACGCCCACTACTTCACGAGCGGCCCGATGGGAAGGCCGGTGCCCAACGCGAAGAGCCTCGTGAAGAAGTACCACCAGAGCTGCACGATGGGACACGTGCAGGGCACCGACTTCTACTGCCAGGACTACCACGCCGATGGACGCCAGATCATCGGGCTCTTCGCCGGCACCTGCTACCTGCACGACGAGGCCTACCTGGGCCCGCAGCAGAACTTCCAGCGCCGGCAGATCATCGTCAAACACGAGGTGACGCGCGGCAGCTACGATCCAATGTTTGTCTCGTTGGACTTCCTCAGAAGGAAGTACTCGTGAGCTGGCCGAACGGAAAGCCGGCCTCTTGGCGTGCAGCGAATAGGAGGGCCTACGCCAAGAGGATGGACCTGATCAACGAGCTGAAGCGGAAGCCTTGCGCGGACTGCGGCGGGTCGTTCTCGCCGGTGTGCATGGACTTCCATCACATCTCTGGGACAAAGCTGTTCAGCCTCGGCGGGGGTCGAGTGAACAGGTCCCTGAGTAGGGTGTTGGCTGAGATCGAGAAGTGCGTCGTGATCTGCGCCAACTGTCATCGCCTCAGACATGAGGCTGAGAGGAGCGAATCGTGAACGAGACGCGCGTGACGGACCCGGTGACCGGGGGCATGAAGAACCAGAAGCTCGAGCAGCTCTCCCTCGTGGACCCGGGCTTCAAGGCCTGGGCCATCGACGAGTGGACGCCGAAGGACGAGCCGCGCTACCGCGTGGCCCGCAACCTCGTGGACTTCGAGGAGGGGCGCAACGCCGCCATCTACCCGCTGATGCTGGCGGCCCAGGACCTGCTCGTGCAGGCGTGCGGCGGGGGCCGCACCAAGGCGGTGGTCGAGCTGGCCCGGCAGTACGGCTTCGGCTCGAGGAAGTACGACCGGGGGAACTGGCGTAAGGGCTACGCCTGGAGCCTGAGCATCGACGCGCTCTGGCGCCACCTGCTCTTCCCCTTCTCGGTGGACGAGGAGTCGGGGAACCTGCACGCGGCGGCCGTGCTCTGGCACGCCTGCTGCCTGCGGGACTTCGTGCAGCAGGGGCTCGGCACCGACGACCGGCTCTACAAGGCCGGCCCCCTGGTGGACCTGGGCCCGCTGAACACCGAGGACGTCCTGATCACCGGCTGCGCGAGCTGCCCCGACAAGGCGAGCTGTCCGGAGGCCTTCTAATGGCCGAGACGATCACCCGAGAGCAGGCGCGCGAGGAGACCCGCGCGATGGTGCAGGAGATGCGGGACCTGCTGAAGAACGAGGAGCTGTGGGCGGTGGCGCAGCGGTACCTCAACGAGGCCTTCAAGAAGGGCTACGCGGAGGGCCTCGTCGACGGGATGGACGAGGAGTGAGGCGCACGATCATCTCCCTCTACGACGGGAGGACGCTGCTGATCACGGGCTTCATGGAGGTCGAGCCCGGACTGTGGAAGCGGACCTACGAAGAGGTGGACGCGGAGGGGATCGTACTCCCTGACGGGACGTACCGAGCGACGGTCTGAACGAACGAAGCCCCCGGGCCTGGAGAGCATCCCAGGTCCGGGGGCTTTTTGCGTTTGGGGGTGTGCGTCTACGACCCGAGCATCGCCTCGCCCACGTCCATGTACGCGGCGCCCTCGGGCGGCGCCTGCTCGGCCATCACCTCGCCTGGGGGCAGGCCGCCACCCATCTCCGGGCCAGGGGGCGGGCCAGGGGGGAGCGGCTGCCCGGTGGCAGGGTCGACACCCGGGGCGGCCGGGGGCGGCTGGTTGGCTGCCTCCTGCGCCGCGAGGATGTCGGAGTCCGGGAGGATCTTGTCCCGGCCCTTCAGCCCGATGATGTCCCAGGCCTCACGCGCCACGTAGAGCTGGCGGTGCTGCGGCAGGAACTGGCCGAAGGTGCTGAACCATTGCATCATCTGCTGCGCCTGCATCTCCTTGTTGATCACGAGGCTCGGGCCCCTGAAGTCGAAGTCGTACTTCAGCGCGTCCGACAGGTTCTCCCTGGTGATCGTCATGTACTCGTCGGT